CGGGTATTTTTGCTGTCGTTAGCGTTTTCTTGAAGGGTCTTTCTAATAGAGGCCATTAACTAATCCACCATGTTGGTTTTCTTGAAGGGTCTTTTACCCATTTAGCGAAATAGGATTTCTCGCCAATCAGGTAGTTGCGGTACGAAGCGTAAACATCTTCGGATTTATATTCATCAGGCATTGCTAACGCAAAGCCCTCTGGATTTTTATTTGCGCGTTGTATTCGGTAATCAGGGAAGGGTAGCCAGAACAGCGACCACAAAAGCCTCGACGACTTATGTTCTTTACCGTAGCGGTGTGTATACTCTTTACACAACTCCGAAAAGTGTCGATATAGCCAGATGTAGTTTTCTGGTTCTTCACGAACCCAGATACTGCATGGGTGGTTTAGATGCGCTTGTTTGTACAAGTTCTCTTTTTCTGCATATTCGTTATTAAATACGCGCCACGCAGTAGATAACATCTGGGCAGATTCTAGAACCATCTTTACACAGTGTTTGTCACATTGTTCACGCGCACTTTGTACAGGACAAGAGTCAGTTACAAAGATATTCATTTATTTCTCCTTTCTAGGTTTTACTACTTTACCTTAGACGCCCCTGAAAGTAAAGCACTAAAGCGGGAAGTATTTTTGAGTTTGCGGCTCAATTAAAAACAAGTTCTCCTTTGCTCGGGTTAGTCCAACGTAAAACACCCGAGACTCGTCGTCAGGGTTTGATTGGTACGATTTATAAATCCTGTTCGAGATATCGGTTAGCAAGATTACGTTTTCAGCTTCACCTCCTTTAGCTGCGTGAATGGTCGATAGCTTGATCCGTGGTTCTTTAGTTATTTTTTCTCCTCGTCTAAGCATCGCACGAATATAGCTGCGTTCCGAAACTGAGATTCCGTCGAACAAGTCGTACCAATATTCTTTTTTAAGGTCAGGTACGAACTGCTGCGCCTGATCAAATGAGATATTAGTATCAAAGTCGTTTCTCTCTAGGGAGATAGGTACGCGGATCTTCATATAATTTAAGACTTTGGTAAGATCTACGATCGGTATTTCACCGCCCTGCCGCAGAGTTTCCCAATCGCGCACCGCCTTGACCTTTTTCTCAGAAACTGAGTTGCGGTTTTTACTTTTATAGAACCAGCCTTCTGACCGGCAATGTTCTTCGATCCCATTTAGTAAGTAGTTTGTCCTAGCAAGCACTAACCACTCACCGCTTTCCATGTCGATCGTTTCGTAAGACGGTTCCCACGAAACGTGTCCAGCTTCTTTACGAGGGTTCCAGCTTTTCTGTACTCGCGAAACAACCTGCCCGATACAGTTTTGCGCGAGCTTATGTATCGAAGATGGAACGCGATAAGACTGTTTTAAAATCATCGCGTCTTTTGAATTACGAATTAGATAATCAACGTCGGCACCCGCCCAACGATAGATCGCTTGATCATCATCGCCTGCGATATAAATACGATCCGCTGATTCACATAACTTACGAACTACCGCCCACTGTAACGGCGATAAGTCTTGAGCTTCGTCTACGAACATTACATCTAACTTCGGAGCACGACCTCGATCTAAAAACAGTTGCAACATATCGGTATAGTCGATAAGCAGTCTGTCATCCTTAAACAGTCGTAATCCGTTCGCGAACCGCTCTAGTTCAAACCAACCCACCACGTCATCAGAATCGTGCCACTGGGTTTCTAAATTTACCTGTCTCATTCGAGCAAGGTTTTCTATGAACAATAATCGGTCATCTTTAGAGATGCTCGAGATATGTCCTTCTTCGGAACTAATAGAGCCAGTTAGACGCAAGTTCAACTTCTGGTTTAAATCACCAATATCTCTCGAACTCATGACGCTATCTTTCGACAGCCCTAACTGGAAAAAGCAAAGAGAATGTAAGGTTCTAAAATACGGTAACTGTCCATTCGTTATCGCAAACCTTGACATCGCCCTAGTCTTGCCTTCCTGTACCGCTTGTTTGGTAAAGGTGAAGAACCCAATGTCTTCTGGGCAAGTCCCCCGATCTAATTCTTCTTCTAATAGCCCTAGTAGTGTGCTCGTTTTCCCTGTTCCTGGAGGCCCAAGGATTATTTGTGCATTCGATTTTAACATTACAAGGGTGAGTCGTTGAACTCAGGCAACGAATGGGATTCGTTTTGCGCTTGGAACTCTGGTATATGCCAGACGTTAGCGCCCTTGCCCTTGATGTTAAAGAAATGCGAATCGCCGCCCATATTCTTGAGCTTGGCGGTTAGCTTATTACGAGGGTAATCCCTGAAATTCTTACGGTGTAAGAAGTCCATTAGGTCAGCTAAACGGAAATACGTCCTGCTTTTATCTGTCCAAGGTTTACCAAGTAGTAGCTCGTCCCGTTCCCTAGCCGGTCTTTCGGTACAAAATGTTTCTAACAACTCGTTAAAGTGACCTTCTGTCGAAGCATCTTTTGGTACTTCGATAATTGTCAGCGTATCGAGAAGCTGTTGGATAATAGTGCGCCATACGTTATCCCGTACTTTCGGCGGAATAATGTTGAGGCTATCCATGCACTTTCGTTGGAACCGAGTCTGGTTAAGTAACTCCTCCGTCTCGAGTTCTAGCCTGCCGCCTTCGACATCTAAGAACCAGATTGGTGGATCACTATTCTGTTTAGTCAAGTTACTAAACAAAGGCGTACCTCCTGACGCACCGATACCGAACTTGCGTGTACGGCACAGTGGGCTGTTGCAATGGCCAGCTATCGGCTGGTCGTTACACTTATAGAAGTAATCCTTTTTCTGAACTTGCTTTGCTACCGACAACACTTCTTGCGCACTCAACGGTGGGCTAAAGTGTTTGTGGTTTATCTGCTCTAGCCGACCTTCCCAATCGTCTGGAAACTTTTTACGCAGAAATACTCCCACGTTAAACAGCCCAGAGTTACGCATACCTTTCGGGAAACCTTGAGCAATCAAATGCTCTAGGCATGGCGGTGAGTGGTCGAGCCATTCCATATCTTCTAAGATAGGAGTGACTTCGAGCTTATCCAGTTCTTCTTCAGTAAGGACGATACTTTCACAGTAATCCAAAAACTCTGTTGGCGTAAGGACGTTGCCAGTGGCACCGAACCCATAGCTAGTAGAGTCTTCGCCGCCAAAATACGGCATCTGTAACGGACTTCCTCTATCTCCTCTTGCTAACAAGAGCTTAGTCTGTTTAGGAAATACCTCAGACTGACCAAAGCCTATCGCTGCGGATATTTGTCTCAGTTTACGTTGCATCGTAGAACAAGGAACTGGGTCAAATACAAACATAAAGATATGCGCTCCGCCACTCTTAGATCGTGTAACGACCATAGGTAGCTTGAACTTCTTGATCTTTTTAGCTAACGCTTTGAGATCTAGCGGGTAATCGTCTATGTCTATAGACCCCCACGAACACATATTATTCTCATCAATCGGTACGATACCGAGACTTCTTTCCCCTCTAATATGCTCTGCCCAGATAGCGAATAACTCTTTCTGGTTGAGCGTTTGTGAAATAGTTACATATTTCCCTTTCGCTTTGCCATCTTCCCGTGTTTCTTTCGTCGGGGTAAAGACACTATAGCCGTGTCTCAACCCCACGAAACGGGTGGCAAACTGCTCGTGTATTGACATTGCTCACCCTTATAAACCTAAAACGGGACATCGTCTCCGTCGACTACTTCTGCCTCAGCTGAGGCTGCTGCTCCTTCCTGCTCTTGTCTAACTTCTACTGCACCAGAACGTGCGGCTTTCATGAAGTCGAGCGCAGCCATGGCCAGTGGCATAGGTGTAGGTCTACTCTTTTCTACAGATAGTCCCATCCAGCTGTACTGGTCATTCGATTGAGCAATCGTCTTTAGGTTGTACATATAAGAGAACATCGGCGCAGCTACCGTTTCACCTTTCGCGTTATTTACCCGTGCGTTGTTCAGCATAGTATTCCAACGTCGAGAAAAGCCAAGCTGCGAGGATGTAAGGCTTAACAAAACCTGCTCTGGCGCATCTTCGTCTTGCGCTAAGATACAGTAATACTCTGCAGTTTCTGCGATCTGGTTGCCATTCGTCCAAATAAACCGACCGTTATCGTCTTTCTTACATTCTTTAAGAATCGAAGCTGCATGGTCATCAGATACGAACCCGCCACCGTTTTCCCGTGTAACCCATTCGATATACTTTTTCTTGTAGGCACAAGGAATTATCATCACGCCTTCAGTGCCATCGTATACCGATTCGGTAACGGTATTGAAAAAGTTTCCTTCCTCGGCACCTTGGATATATTTGCCGTCGCTCTTTTTAAGCTGTGGCGACATTGATTGTAGAATCCGCAAAAACGGAATCGCGTAATCATCTGCACTCGCTTCTTCGAGTCCAGTACCTGCCGATAACAAATCGTCATCGAAGGGTATCAAATCTGAGGACGAAGCCTCAGCAACTTTCTTATCAGCCATATGAGTTACCTCTATTTTAGTTTGGCGCGGGATCCGACGAATATCCCGAATAGGTCTGCAGGAAGGTCTTTCCCGCTCGTCATCTGTTCTTTCACAAATGCATTTAGCGTTTGCGGATGAACACTCTCTTTAACAGCTGGGTCTAACCCCTTCTGTTGAAGACTTGCTACGGCGTCTGCAGCTTTATCCCCTTCGTCCTTACCGAACTTTAGGTTGACTTCGTGCTTAATTATGCCGCCGTGGTTGTTTGCGAGGAGCCAAGCGTGCGCTTTTTCGCGGTTCTTTTCCGAGATATACCCTTTATAGAACTCGTTAATCGTGACTTTGGCACCGTTTGTTAGTTTAATCTCTTTAAGATTCGCCGCTTGCATCGCCTCGGGTAGCTCCTGTTCTTCTACAACGCGGAGGACTTCTTTGGCTTGCTTTAGGTCATCTTCTAAAGATGCTATCGTTTTTTGCAGTTCCTGCATTTTTGTTGCAGTAGCACTGATCTTTGCGAACTCGCTATCGAGTGTCGATTCGTTCCATTCTTCTTGCGAAGCTGCACCTGTTAATTCCTCGAAGGATAACGGTGTATCTTTTTCATCAGACATGTAATTCTCCTAGTTCTTGTGAGCCACCCCTAATATCGAACGATACGGGGTAGTACGTCATTTCTTGGCGATCCCATTTCAATACCGTAAACCGGCCATTTATTGCCGCAGCTACTGCGCAACATAGACCGATAGCGGCAGGGTCACCAACAAGAAGTAGGTAATCGTCGTCATTGAAATCAATGAGCTTTCGTTTGAGGCGTGCTACCTCTGGCCCCGTTGTAAGCATCAGGTTCGTTTTCGCTGGGAGTAGCGAAACGAGTTCCCCGTACTTAGCTGCAGGGACGAAGTTCCTTCCAGGAACGTCTTGGACAATATAAACTGTCATTTCTAATTTCTCCTTTATAGGGCTATACCTTACCTTAGCGCCTTTTCGGAAGTAAACCCCTATTTCCTGTATTACCTATATCTAAAATAAAATTTTTTATAAAAAAATTAACAGAAACGTCTAATAGAGTAATAGAAGTAATAGATTAGAGTCTAAGTTACTGTTTTTACATAGGAAACTGTGAGAGAGTAAAACTAATAGAATATATTATATCTATTACAGGCTTCCTACGAATTCAGAAATTCATTTCTTTATTATTCTATTTCTATATACTTACTTATAGAACTTAGAAAGGAACAGCTTTGAAGTACGAATTCAAAACGCAACCGTTTGCGCATCAAAAGACGGCGTTAACCCGTTCATGGAACAAGCCTCATTACGGCTTCTTCATGGAAATGGGAACAGGTAAATCGAAAGTCCTTATCGACACCATAGGTATTTTGTACGGTAAAGGTGCGATCAACGCAGCCGTTATCGTCGCGCCAAAAGGCGTATACAAAAACTGGTCTACGAAAGAGATACCTGACCATATGCCGGAATATATCGACCGGCATGTCGCGGTATGGTCTCCTGCTCCTCGTAAACAAGAAAAAGCTGATCTGATAAAACTATTCGACGTAGGCGAAGATAAACTCAAAATCTTCGTTATTAACGTCGAAGCGTTTAGTACAGCTAAGGGTGTCAAATTTACTGAGAACTTTATCCTCGGTCATCAAGTGCTGTTCGCGGTTGACGAATCCACGACGATTAAAAACCCGAAAGCCTCGCGAACCAAGGCTATTACGAAGCTGGCAAAGAATACCAAGTTCCGTAGGATCTTGACTGGCTCACCAATAACCCAATCACCGCTGGACTTATACAGCCAAACTGAGGTGCTTGGAACAAGCCTACTCGGGTACAGCTCGTTCTACTCTTTCCAGAACCACTTCGGAGAGGTCGTAAATCGCTATTTTGGGGGCCGTACCGTTAAACAGGTAGTAGGGTATAGGAACCTAGACGAACTAACGTCTAAGCTAGATACGTTCTCTTATAGGGTACTTAAAAACGACTGCCTCGACCTACCGGAAAAACTGTATATCCGGAGAGAAGTAACCCTGACCGCGCAACAAAAGAAACTATACGCTGAATTAAAAGAACTGGCGATAACGGAACTTGAAAATCAAGAAATGGTGAGTGTTACGAATGTACTCACTCAGCTGCTCAGGTTACACCAGATTATATGCGGTCATGTAAAAAGCGATGACGGCGTAGAAACTCCCGTAGATAGCAATCGTATCGACGAACTTATTGAAGTTATCGGTGAGATGCAGGGTAAGGTGATTATCTGGGCAAACTACCGCCAAAATATTTTAGAAATCGTTGAGACATTACAAGGACTGTTCGGAGCTGATTCGGTAGCTGCATACTTCGGGGATACAAGCCCCGATGAACGTGAACGGGTTATTAAAGATTTCCAGAACCCCGATTCGCCGCTCAGGTTTTTCGTAGGTAATACGCAAACAGGTGGGTACGGTATCACGCTTACCGAAGCGCAAAACGTAATCTATTACTCGAACAACTTCGACTTAGAAAAGAGATTGCAATCAGAAGATAGAGCGCACCGTATTGGCCAAAAGAACAACGTAACTTACGTTGACCTCGTAGCCAAAGATACGGTAGACGAAAAGATCGTAACAGCGTTGCGTAACAAACTTGACCTCGCCCAAGAAGTCTTAGGCGACGAAAAGTGGGAAAACTGGTTAAGCTAACAAGTTCCGTAGCTCTGCAGCCGCTGCTTCTACAGCCGCTAACGCTTCTTCAGGAGAATCAGAAATATCTAGCGCAGATTGCGCGATACCTACTGCAAGGTCTTGAGGCTTTACATCCGCCATCGGATCTTCTTCTGGCATCATCGGCTCTTCATCCATACCGCCCATTAGTTCAGCTAGGCGATCTTCTTCTGGAGCAGGAGCGTCAGCCATAGGAGGCGGAGGCATCGGCGTACCACCACCAGCGGGAGGCATCGGCGGCATAGGTGCTCCCCTACCGGCGGGAGGAGGTGTTGGAGTACCACCGGCAGGGGGCAAGGGGGGAGCTGCTCTTTCAGCATCAGCTCGTATTTGGTCTAAGCGATTCGGCATTTCATTCATTGGTATAGCCATTATTAGTTCCTTGGTACGTTAGGCCGAAAGGCGTTTTGAAACGGTTGTACGTTTGTATCGAAATCAGTGAGATCCATTATACCGTTTGATACTTGACCGCCCATACTTCTTTTCTCAGGATTGTAGGACATACCGCCGGTAAACGGGTTGTTATACATACCGCCGGTAAACGGTTGGTTTCTTTCGTCATATTCTTCAGGGCTAAACGGTCTGTTGTAATCGCCATAACTCGGAGTAAATGTTTTTAAATACGACGTAAATGCATCTTGACCTTGCCCTTCTCGCTGGCTACCGATAAGACTGGCCATCGGGCTACCTCCTGGAAGGAACGAAGTACCAGAATCAAATTGTGAAGTAGACCCTGTTCTTGGGCCGCTAGGTGAAGCGGCTGCAAAATAGTTATTTAACTCTTCTTTCGTATCTTGTATTTGCTGGTTAACTGCGTCAGCTTCGTATTGAGATTGTACGTCTTGATACTTAGTTTCAAGTTCACCTAATTGATCTGTTAAACCTTGAATAACAGAATCGTAGTCATTAGCGGTAGCTTCAGCTAATTGCTCAGGAGTAACGTACTGACCTTCTTGTGGGAGATATGACTGTAATTGTTCAGGAGTGAGGTAGTTTTGGAACAAACTTTCTAAACCTTCCACCTGTTCTTGTGTTGCATACCCTGATAAATCGTCAGCAGTAAGGTAACCAGACAGATCAACATTCGGATTGTAATCACTTAATTGACCAGAAATTAAATCAGAAACCTGATCTTCGGTAAGTCTGCCTTCGTTAATTAAGTCTTGAACTTGTTCTTGTGTTAAACCTGCGGCGGCAGCGGTTTCTTGGGCGCTAGGCTCTTCATCGGACTGAGCAGCAACTTCGCCTTCGATAATCTCTCGAATCTGCTCTTCAGTAAGTAAGCCTTGGGTGTACAACTGAGCTAATTGATCTTCACTAAGTTGATAGTTTTGAATAATTGTAAGGACTTGCTCTTCGTTAAGCATCCCACCTGCGATAAGTTCTTGAATTTCTTGCGAACTTAATTCGGCATTAGCTAGTCGTCTGGCAAATTCTGCTTCTGCTTCCGCAGCCCTAGCGGCAGCGGCTTCTGCTTCCGCAGCCCTATCAGCTTCTGCTTTAGCAGCGCGTTCTTCAGCAGCTTTTCTCGCGGCTTCTGCTCGCTGTCTCGCGGCTTCTGGATCTTGTGAACGAACGTAATCCCCGCGATCGTATTGAGCATAATCGTTACCGTATGCACCTTGCTCAACATTAAAGCCCAGTGCTTCAGAAGCTGAAGGGCCGAAATCGCCAACAGGATACACAGTTTCGGCAGCTGTCGCAGCAGGACTCTCACTAACTGTATCCGCAACTATCGGATTGTTTGCCATATACGCGGCAATACGGTCAGGGTCGACATTGATACTAAAATTACCAAGATTACCGCCACCGAACATTTTAGGAGGTTCGACTTCACCGCCGTTGGACATTTGCTCAACGTCTAATGAAGGTAACGGTGGCTCGAATATCTTAATCTTCATCGTCAAACATCCTTGAGAATAGGTCAGCGATACCTTCTACTGGCCCTTGCAATCCTTTTATCGCTCTGTCATAAGTATCTTCGCTAGTTTCAGTGCCAATATCTACTTCTCTAGCTACGGCTAACGCGCCAAGAAACTTGTAAAAATCTCGACGAGATAATCTTTTTTGTCGGTCTTTTAATAAAACATCTAACTTTCGAGGGTCAGCTAAAATTTCTAATACATCACTTTTTGCTCTATCCCTATAACCCGCAAGGAATGCCGTGATTCTTCTACCTGTTTGAGTTAGAGGAGCTACAAATAAACGAACCCCGAAAGAAAGTTCTTCTAAATGATCATCTATTGTTCGATTTGCTGCTGCGCCTTGAGTCATAGGACTTCTTGAAGCTCGTTTAGAACCTCGGTCTAGTACTTGAGCAAGCATCCGTAAATTTTTAGCGTATTTTGTGCCTTCTTCTTTACCTAACAACGGGGTGAATATCGCAGCTAATTGAGAAGTTCCCTCTGACCCCTGTTTTATTCCTGCATTCACAAAATTAACGAACCCATCAACGTCAAAACCTCCTGCCTCAAACATTTCATCTGAGCCAGTGCGAGTAGTTTCGAAAGATCCTCTGAAAAAATCTCGAGTTAAAGCTGTTACATAAGGCCGTAATTTGGGGTTTTCTTTTATTAGTTCTCCAAACTCCCGGCGAGACATCTCTGCTGCACCAGTTAATCGTGCGCTACGTCCCTGCAATAAAAAGTCGCTAATAAATTCAGCAGGAGATTTGCCTAATTTCTTTTCTAATTCCGCTAATTCTTCAGCTGCTTCAGCAGTATCTCTTAAAGCCTGCTCTTGAACCTCTTGAAAATTAGTTAGCTTTAAAAACTGAGTTTCAGGAAATAACGCTTTTAATTGATCATAATTCTTTTCTAAAAATTTAGCATAGGCTTTATTTTGTTCTGCTAACGGTAAGCTGCCCATAGACTTGCGCATATTCTCGACAACTAACTGACGCAAGTTTTGCATACGGACGATAGAATCAGGTAGCTGATAGATCTGATCTAACAACTGAGTAATCTGCTTGGGGCTAGAAGATAAAACGAAATCGGCTATTTCCGAAGGTTCTTTATCTACTAATTCACGAATAAATCTTCGTTCAATCGCTTGATTAGCCTGACGTAACCCAGCTTGGGCTTCAATTAATGGGCCAGCTATTTCCTGGACTTTTTCTCCCAGCACTTTAGGAGTAGGAGCTTCGACCCCTTCAGCTGCTAATTGCTTACGCGCTTGAAAAGTAATTAAATCATCTATTTGCGCTTCTACAGCATCGCGCAAGTTCATAGCTACTTCTCTAACTCCTCGGTCAGAGCTTTCCATAAACAAGCTATTTAGTGCGTTTTGCATTCCTGCTAACTGCCCGAAATCTAAATCAGCTTGTTTTAAAAACTTACCTTGATCATCAACAGTTACGCCAAGTAGTTGTTTAAGAATACTGACCCCATCTCGCATCGGGATCATACTTTTAATTACATCCGACGCTTCAACTTCGCCTAAAGTACGCATAATCGCGTCTTTATCTTCGCCAGCATTAAACGCTTCACGGAAAGCTGGGATTATTTGCGTTGCTGAATCAGTTTTACGATCGTATTTAAGACCTGATAACGCATCTATTTCCCTAGCTACTGAATCTTTTGCAGCGTTATACGCTTCGTCGGACTGAGCTAAAAATTCAGGACTGTTACGTTTAAAAATCAAACTTCCTGATTCTTGGTCTCTCGTAAACGTAGAACCTAGCTCATCAATCGTAAGCATCTGTTCAGGAGGTTGCTCGGGTAAAACTTCGTCTAGTTTTGCCCCTTCTTCAATATCGCGGATCTTGAGCTTCGCAGCTTCCGCAGCCTGTGCTGCGTAATCGTCTTGTTGTTTCTTTAAAAACTCACGAAAATCTGTATATGAAATACCCTTTAGTTCAGGGGCGTTTTCAGTAAGCTCCTGCCAAAAGTTAAATGCAGCATTAGAGTTATTATTAACAATGTTTTCGTAGGCTTGTCTACCTTTAGAAGTAGGGGAAGTTTGAGCAAAAAGCTCTAGTTCTAATGCTTTTAGAAAATTATCTTGGGTTAGCTCTCCTGCTGTTGGGGTGTATTCTTTAACACTCTCCCCTACAGCAATGGCTGCTTCTCGTGTTCTTTCTGCTAATTCTTCGGAAGTAAATTCTTCGGAAGTTCCTTTCGTTTTAACTTTGTCAATTTTAGCTCGTAGGCGAGTAAAAATTTCTTCAGGAATAGCAGACCCAGTTACAGATTGCCAAACTCGACCAAGAACAGCTAATGAACTTCCAATAACCGCTGCCCCAGTTCCTGCTAAAATAGTGGCTAATTTAGCATCATCAAAAGCACGTTCGATAGAAACATTGTTAATACCTTTTGCGTTTCCATACCCTAATTGTGCAAATCTTCCCATACCTGCGGAAAAACCAGCAAGTGCAACTGTGCCTGCTCCACGTCCAGCTTTACGGCTAAGCGTTGTTTGTTCGACACCTTCACCGATTAATTTACCTAAACCTTTTAATCCGATAGCTTCAGTAACTAGAGCACCCATCTCCTGCCCTAGTCCTGTAATCAGCCCTTCTGTTCCAGCTTCTAAACCAAACTGAGGGCGTAAAGGTACGAACCTGCCGTTAGTAGATTCATCACGGATCGCGAGTCCCATACTTTTATCGCGAGGATTGATATATCTAAATTCAGCGTTAGGTGATTCTTGCTCTAATAACTTTTCAGCTTCGAACGGCGTCATATTAATCGGGAAGAAAAACGCTTTAACACGCCAAGGAGAGTCTTTATCAATAGAACCAGTAGGGAACTGGCCTTCCATATATTTTTCGTAAAAACTCTGGTCGCCCTGATAAACTACATCTGGGTCTATACCCAATGAAGCTAAGTTTTGACGATCTTCTTCACTGGTCAGTACATTTTCAGTTAAACGACTGTAGTCTGAAGGAGTTTGTCCAAAGCTCGTAGTTATATCTATTGGTAGACCTTCCTCTCTACCTAAAGCAACAGGTCTCGGTGGCGTATCTAGACTTAATCGAATTTGTTCTACATCGTCCAGCGGTAAATAACGCTGTAGATAAGTATTTACTGCATTAGCTATTTCTATGTCTTGACTATCTACGAGGGCAAGAGCTTGTTCATCCCCTTGTTCCGCTTGTTGTTGTAAATATTCTGATTCTAAAAAAGCATTTAAACGTACAGGGTCGTTTTCGAAAATCTCACCAATGGTAAAGTTACCTTCCCCACCAACGGGAGCGGCAGTTAACTTTTCCTTAAAAGCATCGAACTGCGGAGTCTGCAAATACTCGTCTAAGACTTGGATACTTGGGTTCTTGCTCATAGTATTTGCGTCTACTTAGGGGTTTGGTACGCGGATGCGAGGTTGATACGGCTCTACTGTAGACCGTAGTCTACGACCAGTTGACCCAAGGTCAATATCGCTTTCGCCAACCAAGTTAATCTGATCTTCAGTAATACCGTAATGTGGGAAAATATCTTGCATATAACGGTTATATAAAAGTTCTCGGCCTTTTAATCTTTCTAAAATCGGAACATAGCGGATACGCTGGTTTTCCCTATCGTATACAAAGTCAGGTGCGGCTGTACCTCGACTAACCATTGCAATGCGCTCTTGAATTTTAGAAGCAATATCTTCTTTATCTTCTTGAGAGCGTTCAGGATCTCGGAGCGCGTTTAAATCAGAACGACTTACTCCGAACGTGCCTGATAAATAATCATTAGTTTCTCTAACGTCTATTTCTGAGTGGTTTCTAGCGTTATTAGACAGATTTCTAAACTCTCGTTCATCGAACATTTGAAAACGATTAACAACGAAATTAGTCATCTTTTTACCGATAAGTTTAGCGTTAGTATCGCCAAAACCTAACTGAGAAAGGAAGTTTGTAACGTCTCTATCGGATAAAGAAGTACCTGTTTGGCCATCTGCTGCTGCAGCAGCGTAAGCAAGCCGTAATTGACCCGCAGCTAATAGACCTCGCTTTTCAATAAGATCTTGGAACCCTGCTCCCTCTAGATTCATATTAATGAATGAACCAGTCGCCCCTTGTTCTTTAGCTCTGTCTTGAACGACTTTTAATGCAGAAACCAGCTGATCTTTAGCAGCGTCTATATCTGCTTGCGTTGCACTAGAGTTGCTTTGGATTTGACTAAAGTTATTTGCAGCCAATAAAAGATTACTCATGCTCGCTGCAGATTGCGCATCTGCAGCACTATCGTAAATTACATTACGAACAGGATTCCCTGAAGCGTTAAATATATTGTAGACAGAATTTATTTCTTTACGAACTTGATCAAAAAATCCAGGAAGTGCGCCGACGTTAGTTAAAAGCTCAGGTTTTTCTTCTGCTTGCATTGCAATAGGGATAATCGTAGACGCGATATTAGCTACTTCAAACGTAGATACTTCACGATCCATTCTTGCGTCGAATTTTTTATATAGTTGCGGATCACCTTTTTCACGTGCCTCTAACTGCGCGAGTTCTTGATCATACGGAACCCAATTATCACCGAACTCTTCTCTTAATGATTCAGCTGTCGTTTGTTTGTCATCGCCTCGACGGTTACGAGGATCTCGAAGTAAAATACGAGCTTCGCGACCTGAAGGAGTTTGAGCATACTGCACAGTTCCGTAGGCAATCTGTCCACTGTTAGTGTCAAATAGTTTTACATCTTCCGGTTTTCCAGGATCTGTATCGTCTAAAGTAAGTGATTCACGAATAAAGTATTGCCCTTTAGGAACAGGTACTTGTGAACCATCTTCCCCAATAACGAAATCAACCGCCGCATCCCCTTGACTGAGAACATAGCGGGTAGATTTATCAGGAGAGATTAAAGCAGTACGTTTAATAGGTGCAAACGTACCATCGTCTTGCAGTACCGCGCTATATGAAACCTTACGGGTAAAATCACCTATATCGGTAAGTTTCTCACCACGTTTCGTTTCTCTATCTAAATAGGCTTTAAGACGCTGCTCGTCTAACGCGCCTTCTAGCTTTTTACCAGACTGAGCAGCGGAAATATATGCGGAAACACCTCCGTCATCCTCATCGCCTGCCATAGCTATCGCGGGGGCGTAAGTAAGTAACTCACCTAAACCTTTACCAAGTAATGTTTTTTGACGAGGGAGTCTAGTCGAAGGTAGTGCGGCGTCAACTCTTTGGCGAAGTTTTGTTTGCTCTGCAGAATAAGGGTCTGTAGCAAGCGTTGTTCCGGTAGTCGGGGAACTTATTCCAAACTCATCTCGAACAGTGGGTTCAGGCTTAAAGATTTTATCTTCCAAACCTGGAATTTTTGCAAGACCCGCGAGTCCCGCTTCAGCTAAAAACGGCGAAGATGCGCCTAACAACGCACCAAGGATCTGTTTTTTAGGATCTTTTTCGTCACGTTGTACGCTACGTCGGGGCGTAGGCGCAAACTGCTGAGTACGAACAGGCGTAACTTTAGGGGCTTGAACTAAATTAGCAATACCACCACCGCCACCACCGATATTAAAACCAAAATTATTCGCCACGTTATGCCCCTAATTTACGGGATGCCATCGGGAATCGAGGATTAACAACTCCGCCCATGTTTTTCTTAGCTGGAGTAAACCCCATCTTGCGTACTACTTCAGGTGCTTTTCGCGATAACGCCGCTAATCCTTTATTACCTTGAGGTATAACGCGACCGCCGTCCTGCATTCCGTAAGCAGGATACGAGAAATTACTTCCTGTAGCTGTTCCATATCCGCTAAACGGCGTTGCTTGCGTGGTTCCAGAATATCCTGTACCACCAGCTAACGGGCCAGCGCCAGTTAAGAAGTTTGCGTAACCGGACATTAACTGTTGCGGCATATTATATTGCCCAACAAAGTTTTGATAATTTAAATCTAAACCAGCTTGGTTTCTAGCGCGATTCATCGCACCGATATTCATCATCGAACCGATATCGCCTTGACGGAAACCTTGTTCAGCGCCAGCCAGACCCTGATAAGCGCCAGCAGCCCCTGTTTGCGCTCCGGATAATTGTCCAGCTAAACCAGCTAATCCTGATGAAGCTCCTGCGCCCATATCGTAAAACTGTCGTCCCGCGCCCGTACCCATACCGTATAGTTCTGAGCCAGCTCCCGACAACGCGCCTGCTGTACCCATTTTAGCACCGTAACCAGTTTGACCGATATTACTCAGGTTAGTACCTAGCCCCGAGCGATAACCAGACCGTTGAGAACCTAAAGCACCGACAGTGCCTGCGAGACGCTCTCGGCTTCCGCCCATCGCCCCGCCTAATCCAGCAATCTCAGCTCCGGAACCACGGTAAGCTGAACCTCGTTGACCAGCGGTTCCCGCTAGTAGCTGGGCTAATCCTGACTCCGCGCCTCCTGCCTGCGCACCTAAGCCAGCCGTCATACCTGCCGCGCCTGCTTCAGCGGCTCTAGCCCTACCAAACTCTCCCATCGCAGCGTCACGAGCACTTTGATAGCCTTGGCTACGCAATGCGCCAACAGCTTCCATCATCCCACGGTTCGCGGCTATATCGGATTCTTCTTGCCCTAATCGACTACGGGAACCACCAAACGCTCCTGAACCAATTTCACTAGCTCGCCTAGCGATATCGCTTTGAGATTGTCCCTTTTGAATATCTTTAATGGTCTGTTGTACAACTGCATCTTCATATGGATCCATATACGAAGAAACAGAAGACGGGTCGAATCCGGCAGTGCTTGCGCGAGTTTGTTGCAGAGCTTCTTCTAAATACGGACTCTGGGCAGATACGCCTCGACGGGCAGCTTGGTCAGCGGCACTTAAACCACTTATTTCTGCTTCGCGACCTTGTCGTACTCCTGCAATACCTTCTTTATAAAAAGGATCGGTTATTGCTTGACCTTCGCGAGCGATGCGTTCTGCTTCAGAAGCGTAATCTAACCCTTCTCGCTCTGCCTCACGAAAAGAGCCTTCCGCTTGACCAAGACGACCCATAAGTCCTTGTTCTGCTTCGGACGTTTTATCTATACTTCGACCAAGGAAATCAGTTCCTTGTCGTAATCCTGTACGAGTATAATCTTCACCTTGTTGTTGTGCACGAAGTAGTGCGGCTTTAGCTTCTGCGCTACCGCCTGCCATCGTAGCTAATGCTTCTTCGGTCAACCCTTTTGCGCGAGAAAGATATGGAGCGTATGCGCCAATACCTTGATCAGCAAGTTCCATTGCATATTCTTCTCTAGGAGAGAATCCCGCAATACGTTCTCCAGTATAGGTAAATGGGTTAGTATCTGGCCCACCTAGATTTTCAAGTTGACTACGGTAATACGCTTCAACTTGAGGCATGAGGCCAAATCGACCCCGCGACCCCATAAGAAGGTCATAGATATTTTGATCGGGAGCCTGATAACTATACGCGGTATCGTTTTCACTCATAATTATTTACCAAAGTTAACCTTATCAAGAGCCGCGATTCCTTTATCGAAATCACCACCGCCCATATTCTTTACGCCTTGATGTGAAACAACGTATTCTTTATCGCTCGCCCATATTGGTACTAGGTCTTCTTTTGGGCCTCCAGGCCCGTCAACTTCGCCGCCTTCTAAAAACAATTTACGGCCTAGTACACTCCCGCCATCTTCCATGCCAATACGTTGGCTGCGGATAGCTCCTGGCTGAAACCTAGGGCGCGGAGCGCGAACAGGAACTCTACTTTCACGTTTACCGCCACCACCAAGAGCTTGGCCAAGAACTTTACCAATATCTTGTCCTGAAGCCATAAGCTGTTTAGCAACTAATGGGTTTTCGTCTAAATACTTTTGAAACTTTTCTAAGCGAGTCGGATCAGGACTTGGGTCAACGCTCGCTAAATCTGGAGCAGCAACATCTAAAGTAACCTCTCCTAAACCTTCTCCAGCTGTTCGTGTTCCTTCGGAACTTATAGTTACGGGAGAGTTTACTGCTTCGATTGCAGTGGCAGAAGCGTCTGCTGCCCCACTGGCAGCTTCCGCCCCACCGCTGGTAAAAACATCCGCGATACTACTGCCGACATTTCCTATCCCCTGCATAGCAGACGAACCAAGATTCGCTAGAAACTCAGCTAACCCACCAATAAATGCTTCTTTGGGCATTTCTTGAAGCGGCTCATCAACACGTTTACGGTATTCGTCATTAAGAGCGTTAACTAATCGTTCGCCACCAAGATTCCCGATTCCCGTATTCGCGCCATAAGTCGCGTAACGGTTAAGAATATCCATCGTAACGTCGCGAGGTAGCCCGATATCTTCGCCCTGTTCTACAAATTTAGTGGCATTGGATTCAGGATTAGTCATCGAATTTATTAAAGATTGACGTTGGTCATCGTTGTAAATACTAGCCATTAAGTCACCGCTACCGTAATGTTGCCGTTAGTAACAACCTGAACTGTACCTACGCTCCCTGTTGCGCTTAGTCCAGAGGTGCTTGGCGTTGAAATATTCTGCCAAGAATTGCCCAAATATACTTGAAGAACCTCTTCTGTAGTATTCCAAATAATATCGCCTACCGCAAAACTTAGCTCGTCTCTATTAGAGCTGGTGTATTGCGGGGTTGCTGTAGGATCGAACGACCCTAAACCAAGCTCCAACACCCGCATAGCTCTGTTAAAAGCTCCACTATCTACCGGATCTTGGTTAACAACAGGCAATCTTCCGTTAAGAATTCTAGCCATTACCGTCTACCGTTAGGCTGTATTTCTAAACGAGTTGCACCAATTATAAACCCTACTCCTAAGCGATCTCCCATTTCTCCGTTATCGTCAGATTCGAAGCGTACCGCCGCTTGTCGGCCCCTAGCGCGGGTATCTATTTTAGTCGTACTTCCGGTAAAGGAAGACGTTATGTCCGTCGTAAGGGAATCTCCAGGATAATTACGAGCCTTTAACACGAAGTTAATCGCCTGCGTACTGCCGGAATTACCCGTAAACTTAACGTCTGGGATACATCTACGAATAAATTGGAACTGGTCTCCTTCCCCAATATCAAAATCAGCACTTTCAATAAAGACGTTATCCATAGGAACCCCGTCATCATCGTTCCCTGATTCGTGGGAATAAACGTAAGAAGTAGAGCTATATTTACCAGTAGCCCGAGGAAAAGACTCGATTCCTTCGTCTAACCATGCGGTGCGAGAAAGCTGTCCAATAGACCATGATTGTTCGATGTAGTTGTAACTAACATAGCTATCTGGCTCAGTGCTAGTTCCAGAACAATAAAACCAACCAACCTCGTCAAACTGCTTATTTACGAATCCAAATACTTGGAAGGCTTGACCGATGTTTAAATTGTCAAAGACATAAGAATGGACACTACACGGTACGGGTTGTACAGCTCCGTTGTAAGTATAAAAGCCTTTCTTATCCATCCAAAAAACACCGTTAGGAGTGTTTACCGCAGCATTCGGACTGATCAAACTTACGCCTTCGTTAATAAGAGTAAGACCAAACGTATTTGGAGGGCCAATAAACTGTAAGCTATACATTGCTACGTCAGTCCATACGAGCGTTTCCTGTCTAGCTCGTAACCCACCAATAATCTCTGAGCCTGCTGAACATCGTAACGAACCCGCAGTATTTGTAGCGCGTGGCTCCCAATCAAACGGGTTTTCTTGATCTGAAAATGCAATAAGTAGCGGATCTATTACCTCAGACCTACTGCCGTTTTCTATTGGGTCTGCACCTAATAAAACAACATGTCTATCAACATCAGAAACTAAAACTTGTAGCCCAACTGTAGGTGCAAGATTAGCTCCTACGATGTCTTTAAGAGCTTTAGCTCGCTGAGTAGAGGTAGAAAAATCCCAGTAAAAAACACCGCCTGCTCGCACATTGGAAATTAGGTCTTCACCAAAATTATCCATTGACCACAAACGTAGCTGATTAGTGGACGATAGTGAGCTACTTGAACCCCAAGAACCGCTACCCCATGCATTAACACCGTAGCCAGCACCGGCTACAAAAACATCTAAGCCGACGTTAATTTGGTACGCGCCTACTGTGGAGGATCCACCATTACCAGTGTCCGAAGAATTAGCTGTTACGGCTGCTCCAGAGGTGTCTTTAGCCTCCACTGTATAAGAATTGGTAGTTACTACAGAAGCGACTTGATACTCTTGGTTTAAAACAGCTGCTGTAATATTGCCGCCTAACGAAGCTGCTCCGGAAAACGTAACAAAATCATTCAAAACCACCCCGTTAGCTGTATCAGTAACTGTGATAGTAGAAGAACCATTGGTTGCAGAAAAAGTAACGTCTCCTGCAGCGGTAGTTTCTCGAAGAGGAGTAATGTCGTTGTACGCCGCGCCCTGCTGCCAATACAATTTAGACGTTGTTCCTATGCCTAGGATTTTAGTACCGTCTAAAGCTACCCAGCCATGTAACTTTCTACCTGTCCCTGTAAAAGAAGACTGAATATACTTTACCCAGCCGCCAATCTTTTCTGGAAGCCCCTGACGAAACCGTACTAGATTAGCGTCAAACCAGCCGCCCTCCGCTGAATAGTCGGTGCCTTCTTTGTTGATTCCTGGATTGAAGATAAACTTCTGCAAAGGCATTAGCGATACTCCCCAGTCCTTATCATTTCAGTAACTTCTTCGGCTCTTCGACCTACTTGTTTGGCCCAACGGCTGTCCATAAACTCATCAGCGGCAATGTCGAACTGCTCACGAGACATAGCTTCCAGAGCATTAACAAACCCACGCAATCGTGTAATACCTAGATTGAAACACATATCAACCATGGCGTCCCGTCGAGCTTTGTTCAGCCCACCGTACCAGTAATACGCATCTTGCAACTCTTGGTGACAACGCTCTAGGTCATTGTGTAGCAAGTAATCAATTTCATCTTGCGACAAGCCCAGCCCAGACTCGGATATATTTCGGCCTACGCCTATGGTTTCAAAGCCCTGAGTACATTTGTAAACATGGGATTTGACGCCTTCATGGCGCTTAACCATTTCAATTAGCTCGCCCATTACTTCTCCCGTGCGACAGAGTTAACCTTTTCGTAGGAGCGCATAGCGCCCAAGCCCAACATCCCCATCATAACGGGCACAAGCAGCGTTGTATCTACTTCTGGCACTGCGAACCAAATACCAAGGATATTGGCAATTATGGTGTTGTACAACAGGCCAAGGGCGCATATCCAGCCGATGCAAGGTCTCCACCCAGCAACAAATAACGACTTATGTGCAGCTTCCATCTTGTTGATTTCAAGCTGACCCTTTAACGCTTCGTGAGCGTGTTTCTCGGACATCGTGGCAATCTCATGAGCCAAGGCGTTCTTTTGATCCTTGTCCTCTATGAACTTGTCCAACAGCCCTGTAACTGGCCCGACTAACTGTGCAACTAAACTCATGTTTATTTCCTATTCGACCACGCTTGTGCGCCAAAGAAGGCTGCAAGTATACCCGCAACGGATACGAAGTAGACTGCGGCCATATCACCTAATATCGTTGCTGCTTGCGTCAGCCCGAAAAGCTCCGATGCAACGACTAATGACGGGTACAGCAGCATTCCCCACAAGGCGAACCAACTCATAGCTCGTTGAGCATCCGCACGTTCATGCTGTAGACGTAGCTCTTGCAGTTCCTTGCTGGTGTTTAGCTCTTCATCTGTGACAACACCGTCCCCATCCGCATCGTATTCAGCGTACTCGCTGCCTTCTTCTAGTCGTTTTGCGTTCACAGGGAGTCACCGTTTCGTATGTAGATGATGTCTAAACCTGCCGATACCGCTATGTTTGCACCAGAAGAATCTCCAATGCAGCGAACCTCTATGTCTGTTTTTTCTTCAAACTTGAGCGGAATACTGTAAGCCTGATGCAGAACGCCATTATCAATAACGTGCTTGTCCTTAGTTTGAAATACCTCACCAAAAGGTCGTGCAACCAAATGAATGGTTGCATATTTGTTGTTTTGCGTCGTAGCGGCAGTAATATCTTTTTGGAGTAGGTACGCCGTATGGTCTGCGGGAACCGTCCACAACCCCATTAGACTCTGGTTATCACCTGCTGCAATCGTTGCATACTTTTCTGCTGGGACACCTGAAGTAACAGTGCCGTCACCTGCATAAATAACACCTGCGTTTTGCCCACCAGAACCGGCAGTGTTGACCACCATGCGGTTGATACGGATATAAGTATTTGTGGTGTTGACCGCTGTTTGACCGTTCAGCGTCACCGTCTCACTGATTTCTGCGTAGTTAGCATCTAGTCCAAATAAGGTAACGGTACGCGCACCTGTGCCTGCTGATGTATCGTTTGTAGAAGAACTGGATACTTTTAACACCGTAGCGGTTTCGATGTAGCTATACAGTCCGCCTTCAGCCCATACGGTCTCTAAGCTATCGTCAACATCTGGGTTGAACCCAAACTTGAAAATAGCGTAATGCCATCCAATTTGACCTCGCTTTACCTGTAGTTCAAAAGGTTCTGTAGTCCCTACGCGGCTGATTGATGAGATTTCTCTGGTCATAATTTAGTCCCATGTCCGTGTGTTGGCGGGCACCCGCTTCGGTATGCAATAAGCCGTTATGTTTTCTTGCATCTGGTAGTTTCGATTGATCTGGGTCTTGCCGGTGCTTACATAATAAGCAAACGTATTACACCGCGTAATATCACGAAAGTAGAACTGGTCAGGAATTGGCTCACCGTTTACAACCACAACAAGCAGGAAAGCCATCATCACCTAGTCAACCAAGTTAATAAAACAGCCAAGGTCAAGGGGAGAAGAATAAGCAGAACCAGTAAAACCGCCCCTATCTCTCTGACATCCTTCCAGAACTTTTTCTTGGCAGCGGCTTTTCTTGCTAGTTCCTGTTGTTTAGCTTTTCGAGCTTCAGCCATAGCGGTCATCGCTTCTTGGTACAGATCCCCGTTCCCAGAGACGGTGAACATATCCTTGATCTCACGCATGGTCTCTTGGATCTGTTTCTTTGCTAAAGCGGCTTTTACAGCATCAGCCTCTGACAACTTACCCTCATTCTGGGCACGTTGAAGCTCAACTTCGGCACCGCCAAGAGTCGATAAGAAACTGGAAATACTGGAGATGTCGTTGGTGGTCTCAGCGACCTGTTTTATCGCACTGGTAGCAGCGTTTACGCCAGCCACGATAGCCGCGATTTCACCAATCATGGTTAGGCCATAAACTGCGGTAAAGCTACTGCAACAACCACCGTGACATACACGCCCCAAATCATTAGCTCAAGGCGATCAAACCGCTTACTCCCGTCTTGGAGGCGCTGCTCGATGCCTTGGTAGCGTATAGCGCACTCTTTCTCGTGCGCTTCAATTTTTGCTATAGCTTTTTCAGTGGGTGTCACTTGTCTTTAGCCTTACCTATATTGAGGGCAAGCAAATCAACGAAGCGGTACAGCTTTGCGATCCACTCATCATCTTTGGGTGTCGGGGTGCTCGCAGCAATCAGCGATGCAATGGTCACAATCGTCGTGACCGTCGTGACTATGGTAAGTAAATCCATGATTACTTAACTCCTTTCTTCTTAGACTGAGATATCTACCCTTTGTGTTGGAGCAAGTGCTGTAGCCTCAATCTTGTTACCTTTCTGGGTATACAAGGTAGGCATTACTGTCTCCACCATCTCTTTCACGGGTTCGCCTTCTGCGCCTGTACGCAGACGCTCTTGCTTTTCAACAGCGATCTGCTTCCAACTTACTTGAGCAGATCCGGTTACCGAACCCACGTCCATAGTCTACTGCACCACTTCCGCTTCTGGCTCTTCGTCTTCAGCAGGCTTAACTGCATTGACGATAGCTTCGCCGTAAGCATTCAACACAACCTGACGCTCGTTGATCTGCATTTGCAGACGTGCGATTTCTTGGCGAATCTCAGCGACACGGGCAACGTGCATCTGGGTTTCAACAGTCAACTCAGACACGTTATGTTCTTCGTCGTTAATGACGATTTTTTGCTCTTCGCTCATTACCAAGGTACTCCATCAGCAGTTGTTGGCGTGATTTGCCCGTCAATATTGGCTTGCAAAGACGTTTGAATCGCATCTTTATCAACGCCACCAGCCCAGCACCAACCAAGTACATCTGCCTCGGTCAAATCCGCATACGGAATGTAATCAGAAGCCGAAGGATCAGGCGTGAAGCCTTCTGTGCCATAGCTTGTCGCGGTGTAGGTCACAGCGTCATCACCAGAGCCTTGTGTCTGGGAAGCATTGCATCGCCAGTGCGCGACGATTACAGCGCCATTCATGTCTTCGGGCAAAAGGTCTCGTTCAAGGGTCGATATGACCCATTCAAAAGTAGCTGACATTAGCTATTCTCCAGTTGTTGTACGCGAGCGCGTAGTGATTGAATTTCTTTGACAAGCATTGGAACTAACTTTGAGTAGTCCACAGCCATCATTTCGTCTGAGTCAGCGTCTCCAGTGACTGCTTCTGGAGCAACAGTTTGCAACTCTTGAGCAATCATGCCGTAGTCTTGATGTGAGCCATCAGCAATCCAATCAAACTTGCGTACTTGTATAGCGTCTACTTTGCTACCAGCGTCATCAGCGTCTGCAATGTTTTCTTTAAGGCGTTGGTCTGATGATTCGTTGTAGGATGTAGTTGAGCCGTTTGTAAAAATTGAACCAACTGCACCGTTTGCATTTCTAAAAACAACATGGCCTTCCGACCCTGTGCCTGTTCTTCTGGATTCAAAAGTATACGAAGACGAATTTTCAACAGTAAGTTTTGCACTAAAACTACCGGCAGTAGTACCCACCAGCAAGTTGCCGCTTGAGTTGATGCGCATTCGTTCTGTATCGCCGTTTGCACCATCAACACCAATAGCCAGAGCGCCGCTTACCGTTTTAATTCGAGAAGCAACAGATCCGTCTTTTGTGATTTGTATGCCAGTGTCCCCACTGTCAGACAAATGCAAATTCATCAAGGGGTTGGTAACACCAATACCGACCTTGCCTGACGAGTCCACCACTACACGATAATCGTCCGCTGTATCGTCATAGATAATAAAGGAAGTGCTATTGATACCTATTGAATAGTCTTGGCTTGTAGAGTTACTAAAACGCATTAGACCGTTCACACTTGGGCCTTCAACTTTTAACTGTCTTCCACCGTCGCCAGAACCGTTTATGTTTAATTGAAAATTTCCGGGGCTGGTAGTACCAATACCAACATTGCCTGACGAGTCGATGCGCATGCGTTCTGTGCCGCCAGTTGTAACAGAGAGCGAGTTAGCCGCAGGCCAAAAAATACCTGTATCTACATCGCCTTTTTCACAAAGGCCCGGAGTAGAAGCATTGCGACCGTCAATAGCAATACCACCGTTTACGTTTAATACATTCGTGCCATAGGCGCTTGTAGTGCCAATATTAACATTCCCTGACGAATCTACTCGCAAATACTCCTTGTCATAGCCTTCAATCGCTAGGTAGCCATTGGTTGGAGTTGCTCCCCACGCCTGTATTTTTGTTCCACCAGACGAGTTGCCGTTGGCAATGTTCAAAATGCCGTTAGCAGTATCAACGGTTAATGCGCTGTAAGGAGAGGAAGTACCAATACCAACATTGCCTGACGCATCTATTCTCATGCGTTCTGTGCCACTATTAGAAAAAGTCAAAGCTGTGCTGGATGCTGGGTTATCAATAATCCAACTTTCAACACTATCTTGAAAAAGTTGTATTCCTGCCGCTGTACCAGAAGCAGTATTTACCATTAGCTTGGCAGTATTACTTGCAGCACCTTCGCCTATCTTGGCGGTGCCGTTAACTCGCAGTAGAGCGTCGGGAGTCGTACCAATACCAACCCTGCCTGATGCATCAATGCGGACTTTCTCACTACTTCCTGCAAAGAAGGCAATATGTCCTCCAGCAGTAGGCGTGAAGTTGAAGGCGAGAGAGTCAGCGTCAGGCTGACCAATCCCTACATCATTAGCAATCCCACCTTGGTCTTGAAACTTGATGCGGTAAAAGTCTTCGCTCGATGGAGCGCCCACTGC